TTTCCCAGCAACTTGGAAAATTGAAGACTTTATTTTAAAATCATATGAAACTGCAGGGATTCAATTAGGTAGAACAACAATTGAAAGTTGGATGTGCGGGAAACCAAGTTGGATATATAAAGTAGATAAAGGTGGATTTATATTATCTAAAGAAAAGTTTAACCCTCCATTAGATATTGAAAAATACCACACATTAAAAGTTGCACAACAAATAAAAGACGAATATATAAAAATTATATGATAATAGGTATTATTGGAGGAGATAAAGTAGGTCTTTCATTTGGACTATTGTGTGAAAAAAATGGTTACAATGTTATCATTCATGATGATAATGATGATTACGTTTACAATTTAAATCAAAAAATTTGTATCACAAATGAACCGATGATTCAATCAATGTTATTTGATGTTAAACAATTTAGTGCAACAACAAATACTTTAGACGTTATTATAAACTCAGATATAATTTTTACTTATGTAGATACCCCAATCAATATTGATGGTGATTATGACACGAGAAAAATTTTTGAGTTAGTCACTAATTTTTATAGTGCATCTTCATTAGACACTCCACTATATAATAAAAAATTTATAGTAGGTAGTACAACAAATGTTGGGGACGTATCACAAATACAAGAAAGGTTAAACATGTTTAACGTCCAAGTTGCGTATAATCCTTTACAAACTATAAATGGTAATATTGTATCAAGTATTGAAACTTCTGATGTTATTTTGATTGGTACTGAATATCAAGAATTAGCTAACGAATTAATTAAACTTTATAATAAAATTTTAAAAGTTCCTGTTAATGCTTATAGTATGTCAATCAAAGCATCCGAATTAACCAAATTAGCTATTAGTAGTTTTGTTGCAACTAAAATTACATATGCAAATATGATTGGGGATGTTATGTCAAAATTAGGTCTTCAAGATGAAATTAATATGGTACTAACAACAATTGGTGGTGATTCAAGAATTGGAAAAAAATCATTAAAATATGGGTTTGGATATGGAGGACCATCATTACCGAATGAAAATAGAGCGTTAGGTATTTTTACTAAAAACCTTGGGATTGAATCAAACTTACCATTATTTACCGACACTCTTAATAAAGAACATTCATCATTCATTAAAAACTTTTTTATACAACAAAATCCAAATAAAGAAGTCCCATTTGTTATGGAACACATAACATATAAAAAGGGGGTAAATATTTTAGACGAGTCACAACAATTTCAATTATGTATTGACCTATTGAATGAAGGTTATTCTTTAAACGTAATTGAACACGACGATGTATCAAAAAAGTTAAACTCATTGTGTGAATCATATAATAATAGACTTAGACTTTTTAAATCTGGCTCTAAACCTGAAGGATATAAAATTACATTATAAAATGATAATATTAACCACAACATATAATTGTGAAAATTATGTAGAAAAATCTTTATTGAGTATTATGTCTCAAAGATTTAAAGATTTTAAATGTTACATAACCGATGACCTATCAACTGATGATACGGTTAATACTATTAAGAAAACTATTGAGGGTGATGAACGTTTTATTTTGATTGAGAATAAAACTAAAATGTATCAACCAGGTAATTACGACCAAATAATTAGGGGTATGAATGTTCCTGATGATGAAATTTGTGTTGAAATTGATGGGGACGATTGGTTACCAAACTCAAACGTATTGGGATTAATTAATGACACATACCAAGATGAGAATGTTTGGATAACAAGTGGTTCATTTAAGTATAGTAACGGAGCTCAGGGATTCTCAGTACCACCAGCAAATTTTGATAACATTAGAAAACAAAACTTTACACTTTCTCATTTAAGGACATGGAAATCTTGGTTATGGAAAAAAATCAAAGAAGAAGATTTAAAAGATTCTGAAGGAAATTATTGGAGTGTTGCAGGTGACTTATCATTTATGTTCCCAATGTTTGAAATGTCGGGAGAAAAACATTATAGACATATCCCAACAATAACTTACATTTATAACGAAAATAACCCATTGAATGACCATAAAGTTAATATGCCAATGGTAAATTCAATTGTTAACATAATTAGAAATAAAGAACCTTATATTATACTATGACACCAAACGAAAAATGGGACGCAGACAGAGGAAATGATTTATTAATATTAAATTACCCATTAGATGAAAATTCTCAAATAATTGAACTTGGCGGATACCATGGATATTGGACAAAAACCGCATCACAAAAATTTCATTGCAACATATTATCAATTGAACCTGTTCCACAATTTTATAACAAATTAGTTGATGAGGTTGACTATTACATTGGAACATTTAACAAACCAAGTAGAGAAAAAATTAAACTTGAAAATTGTGGAATATCTACCGATGAAAAAGAAATCACTCTTTATATGGATGGTGATGCAACATCATCTTATTTAGAATCTTCAGAAAAAATTACAGTAACTTGTCACACTTTAGAGTATTTTTTAGAAAAATACAATATAAAACAAGTTGACCTTTTACAAGTTAATATTGAAGGTGAGGAATACCCATTATTGGAAAAATGGATTGACTCTGGTATTATTAATAAAATAAAATACCTACAAGTTCAATTCCACAAATACGGTGAAGATTATGAACTTAAACATAAAAACATACAAGAAAAATTAGAATCTATAGGTTTTGACTTACAATTTAATTATGAATTTGTATGGGAATCATGGAAAAATAAAAATTTGTAATATGAAAGTTAATGTTTGTTTTTATACTGACGAAAATTTTAGAATAAGAGAAAATATTTTAATTGACGATTTAAAATCAAAAGGGTTTGATAAAATTTACAACTATCGGGCTGAAGATGTTAAGCAAGGTGATTTTTATTTAGAAAATAAAGAATTACTTGATTTAGAAAAAGGTGACGGATATTGGGTTTGGAAGCCTAAAATTATATTGGACACTTTTAATAACATGGAATTTGGTGATGTTTTATTATATATTGATGCTGGGGACAAACTTAATGGAGAGATTGTAAACTCAATGAAAGATTTTTTTAAAACAGAAGATTATTATTTTACAAATTGGAATGGGGTAAGAATAAAACAAAAACACGCAACAAAAAGAGATTGTTTTGTTTTAATGGGATGTGATGAAGAAAAGTATCATGAGGTAGCTCAAGTTGAAGCAGGAATTATTGGTGTTAAAAAAACCAAAGAAATGATTACATTTTTTGAAGAATATCTATTTTTTTGTAGAAATAGACAAATTGTTTCTGATGATGAAAACATTCATGGTGAAAACTTTCCTGGTTGGCAGTTTCATAGATGGGACCAAAGTATATTAACAAATTTAATTGTAAAAAATAATCTTAAATTTTCTAATAGTTTTATAAACAACATAACTCACAATTTTTTTCTACCTTAATATGAAAAATGTATCCTGTGTTTTAACAATACACAATAAAGATTTTTTAATTGAAAAAGTCTGTCACTCGTTGGTTAATAATTTATCTAACAACACAAATCAATTTATAGTCGTATTTGACGGATGTACCGATAACTCAATTCCTATCGTTAAAAACATACTTAAAGATGTTAAACGAATGAAAGTTAATTACGTATATACTGATGACGTTTTTGAAACTAAAGCAAATAACGCAGGTTTAAAAATAGTTGAAAACGACTACGCATTGTTGATACAAGATGATATGGTCGTAAATGAAAAAGATTTTGATGTTAGAATGTTAAAACCATATCAAACATTTGATGACGTTTTTGCGGTAACCTCATTCATCGCACATAATAACACATACAACGAACAATCAAGAGAAATTAATTATGTTGACATGGCAGGTAAAAAAGACTCGTCAAGAGACATTTTTTATGCCCGAGAATATGGTAATAGAGGTCCATTAATGTATGACTACCAAGATGTTGTAAAACTTAATTTTTTAGATGAATATTTTTCACCTCAAAATTATGACGATATGGATATATCAATGAGAGCATTTAAAGAGTTAAATAAGGTATCAGGGCTATATTGGATTGACTATACTTCTGACCCAAGTTGGGGGTCTACTCGTCAAAAAAACCATGCATTACACAGTCAATTAGTTACTGTAAATGCCCAAAAAATATTAGAAAAACATAGAGATTTACTTTATGGTGATAAATTTGTAGAAAATAGAAATTGTTAAATGAAAATTAAACCGTCAAACGATATTGAGTGGAGACAACAAAATGGTGATAATACCTATAGAATAAATTATGAATTAAATAATAATTCAATTGTTGTTGATTTAGGTGCAAGACATGGTAATTGGTGTAATTTGATTAGAGGTAAATATAATTCAAAAATATATTGTTTTGAGGTTGTACCTCAATTTTGTAATGAATTAAAAGGTTCGGGATATGAAACTTTTTGTGTTGCCGTTTCAGATAAAAAAGAAAAAATAACTTTAGGTGTTTCGGAATCAGAGGCATCAATTTTTTTCAATGAATCAACATTTGAAAGTGATTCAATTGAGGCTAAAGAAATATTTGAATTAATTGGTCAAGAATCAATTGATTTAATGAAAATTAATGTTGAAGGTGCTGAATACCCAATATTAAAAAATTTAATAGAGTCTGATAAAATAACAAAGATAAAAAACATTCAAGTACAGTTTCATCTTTTTGATGGGGAAGAAAATTCAGACTATAACTATATTAGTGAAGAACTGTCAAAAACACATGAACTTACTTGGAGATTCCCCTTTGTTTGGGAAAATTGGAAAATTAAATAAATTATGAGCAATTTAATATCATGTAATTTAATGGGTGGTCTTGGTAATCAAATGTTCCAAGCAGCACACGCGTTGGCTCAAGGATGGAAAAATAATAGAGAAACCGTTTTTATCCCAAGGTCTTGGACCCCAATGCAAGGTAAAGATACTTCACATTATAAAGATAACGTCTTTAGAGGATTAAAATTTGTTGATAACATTGATGGGTTTACTAAAGTACATGAAGGACCGTGGGAATATTCTGAAGTAAATCCTGTTGAGGATAATACAGTGTTTGAGGGTTACTTCCAGAGTGGGAAAAACCTTTTAGGATTTGACGAAAAAATACAAGATTTGTTTGGCCCAACTGAAGAATTCATAAAACAAATTTATGAAAAATACCCACAACTTAATCAAGACAATACGGTATCAATTCACATTAGATTTGGTGACTACAAACAAAATCCACACATTCACCCAAGTGTATCTAAAGAGTATTTGGATAAGGCATTAGAAATGGTTGGACCATACAGTCACTTATTTTTATTTGGTGATGATAAAGAATGGTTAAATAAAAACTTTAATGGTGAAAACATAACATTAGTTGATGAAGATGATTATGTTGATATGTGGATGATGTCTTTATGTAAGAACAATATAATTCCAAATTCCACTTTTTCTTGGTGGTCAGCATTTTTAAATAAAAACAAAAATAAACAAATTATATCACCATCAATTTGGTTCGGTCCTAGTGGTCCACAGAATTATTACGATATGTTTCAACCTGATTGGACAAAATTAGAAGTAATCTATGTTGATGGAGAATTAAAACCTAAAAATTAAACTATGAGTGAAAAAGTAAAAATTAGAAAAGTTTCAGACTGGTGGGGCGATTACGATTGTTCATCTAACCGAAACATGCCAAAGTATATTCAATGGCTATCAAGAGATACACAAGACCCTCACACCGTGAGTGTTTATGTTGATAATTACATCAAAGATTTGGGATTTAATGACCCGTCAAGAGAAAAAATTGGATGGTTGTTAGAATCACCTCAAATGAATGAGGGTACTATCAAATATCTTGTTGACAACTTGGAAATGACAAGAGAGCATTACAAATGTATTTTCACTTGTATGGACAGTCTACTTGAATTAGGTGCTCCATTTACGTATACAATTTCAAATGCTGCTCCATGGATTTGGCCTCAAAACAGAACAATTCACCCAAAAACTAAATTGGTTAGTATGATTGCTTCAACTAAAGGTTGGTTACGTGGTCACCAAAACAGATTAGATTGGGTAGAAAAATTAAAAGATAAAGTTGATTTATTTGGTTCAGGAAGACCAAATCAATTAACAGATAAAGAAGACGGATTAAGAGATTATATGTTCTCAGTATCAATTGAAAATGATAATTCAGACACTTATTTTACCGAAAAATTAACTGACAATTTTGTAATGGGAACCGTACCTGTTTATTGGGGTTCAAGAAAAGTTGTTGAAAAGTATTTTGACCCTGCTGGTGTTATTTTCTTGGAAGATGACCCAGATTTGTCAACATTAACTCCTGAAAAATATCAATCTATGTTACCTGCAATTGAAAGAAATTTTAAAATTGCAATGGAAATGGGCACATCTGAAGATTATATGTGGGAGAATTATTTAAAAAACTTATTTTAATGAAGTATTTGGTATTAGGTTCTGATGGTCAAGTTGGACACGAATTATGTATTTTCCTAAAAGATAAAGGACATGAGGTTGTAGAATTTGATATCGCGTCAGATAAAAATAAAGATTTAAGAATTCAAGGTGTGTTAGAAGAATATATCAAGGACACCGATTTTGTAATGTTTTTAGCATTTGATGTCGGTGGTTCAAGATATTTAAAAAAATATCAACACACATATGAATTCATTGACAACAACGTAAGGTTAACTTTATTCACATTTGAAACAATTAAAAAATACAATAAACCATTTATTTTTGCATCATCTCAAATGGCTAATATGTCATACTCCCCATATGGTGTTTGTAAATCAATTGGTGAAGTATATTCAAAAGCTTTAAATGGATTAACTGTTAAATTTTGGAATGTTTATGGTGTTGAACACGATTTAGAAAAGTCTCATGTAATCACCGATTTTATTTTAAAGGCGAAAGAAGGTGAGATTACAATGATGACGGATGGTAAAGAAGAAAGACAATTTCTTCATGCTGAAGATTGTTCAAACGCACTTATGATTTTATCTGAAAAATATAATAAAATTGACAGAGATAAAAATTTACATATTACCAGTTTTGAATGGAGTACAATTTTGGAAATTGCTGAAATTATACAAGAAACAATAACATGTAAAATTACCCCATCAACAGAAATTGATAGTGTTCAATTAAATAAGAAAAATGAACCAGACCCATATATTCTTGAATTTTGGAAACCAAAAATATCTCTAAAAGAAGGTGTAAACAAAATTATAAAATCAATTAATAATGAAATTATCTAACATTTTAAGTTTAAACTACGAAAGTTATAATCAAGAAACTAAGTCATATCAGTTTAAAAGAGATGCTGGGTTATATGCAAATTTGGTTTGGGTTATTCGTAAAATTGCGTTGTTAGAATTAAACGGATATAAAGTAGAGTCAGTAGAATTAATATTAGACGAATATAATGGAGAAGAGGCGTTTGATTTATTTTTTGAAAAAAATAATAATCAAATTGATTACTCAAACATATCAGACAAAGATAAAAGTTATTTTGAACAATACTTAATTACCAGTGCTTTTGGTCTTGGTATTGATGATGTTAAACATCTTAACTTTAACATAACCAATCAAGTTATTGATAAGTTTTTTACCCCAAAAGAAAGTATTGTTAGTTATTATAACAATTTAATGTATTCAAACAATATTGATATAAATAATACTGTATTTGTGTGGGCAAGAAGTACTGACAAGTCTGGTGAATCAAGAATACCAGACACAAGTGCTTACATAGGTATTTTAAACACACTTAATTTAGATGGTAAAGAAATATTAATACAAACTGATGATTATAGAGTTTTAAACGATTTTAAAAGTTCAAACCTTAAGTTTAAAACTATAACACAAATACCAATGTCTAATAATTTGATAGGGTTTCACAATGAATTAAAAGACATAAGAGACGATAAATTCATTTCAACTTACAACATAACTAAACAGGAATATCTAATACAAATGTATTGTTTGTCTTTAATTGGTAGAGATTCATATAAAACAATTTTATATCCTGGAAATCCAACAACTTATATACCAATAATAAAAAAGTCTTTTGATAATTGTTATTTATTTAAAGACAATGCTCAACTATTTTAATAAAAAAAAATTATGGAATCATATTCACAATCAGGACAAGACTTATTTGTCCACAACTTAATGAACGGTAAACCAGGAACATTTTTAGATTTAGGATGTTCTTTACCTAAAAAAATTAATAACACTTATTTGTTAGAACTAAACGGATGGGACGGTATATCTTTGGATATTAAAGACTTCAGCGAAGAATGGAAAGTAAGGAATTGCAAATTTCTTCAAAAAGATTGTTTAAATCAAGATTACAATGATTTACTTAAAGATTATTACTCAGATAAAGTAATTGATTATTTAACTTTAGATATGGAAGAATGTGGAGATAGATTCAAATTACTTCAAAAAATTATTGACACAAATTATTCATTTAAAATAATCACAATTGAGCATGACGCTTATATTGGTAATCATTTTCACGAACAAGAAAGGGTACCACAAAGAGAACTTTTAAAATCAAAAGGTTATCGTCTACTTTGTGCTGATGTGTCACACGAACTATATAAAAACCATCCATTTGAAGATTGGTGGGTTAATGAAGAATATTTTGAAAAATCAGAATTAGATAAATGGTCATCAGATAATATTAGTTGTGATGAAATTTTTAATAAACTTAACATAGAATACAAAGTAGCACATGAATCAAAAGACAGGTAAGAAAATTGTAGTATTAGGTGGCGGTGGCTTTATCGGTGGTCATTTAGCAAAAAGATTAAAAGAAGAAGGTAATCACGTAAGAATATGTGACATTAAAAAACACGAATATTTTTTCCATAGTGAAATTTGTGATGAATTTATATTAGGTGATTTAACTGACCCTAAAGTAGTTGATACTGTCATTGAAGAAGGTGTTGATGAAGTATATCAATTGGCTGCAGATATGGGTGGAGCGTTATACATCTTTACAGGTGAGAACGACGCAAATTTAATGCATAATTCTGCAACAATTAATTTAAACGTATCAAGAGAGTGCGTTAAGAAAAAAGTTAAAAAAGTTTTCTACTCATCATCCGCTTGTATGTATCCTGAACACAACCAATTAGACCCAAATAATCCAAATTGTGAAGAGAGTTCTGCATATCCTGCAAATCCTGATTCTGAGTATGGATGGGAAAAATTATTCTCGGAAAGAGTATTTTTGGCTTACCATAGAAATTATGGATTAAATGTTAGAATTGCAAGATTTCATAACATTTTTGGACCACAAGGAACTTGGATTGGTGGTAGAGAAAAGTCACCAGCAGCTATGTGTAGAAAAGTAGCAGAAGCTAAAGATGGTGATATTATTGAGGTTTGGGGTAATGGTAAACAAACACGTTCATTTTTATATGTTGATGAGTGCGTAGAGGCTGTTTTAAGATTAATGGAGAGCGATTTTACAGGGCCAGTTAATATTGGGTCAGAAGAAATGGTAACCATTAACCAATTGGCTGGAATGGCAATTGCAATTTCAACTAAAGATTTAACCATCAAAAATATTGAAGGTGAAGAATTTATTAGTAAATACGGATTTAAATGCCCGTTGGGTGTTAAAGGTAGAAATTCTGATAACAAATTATACAAAGAAAAAGTTGGTTGGGAAGTTAGTCAACCATTATCTATTGGATTGAAAAAAACATATCAATGGATTAAAGCTCAAGTAGACGATAAAGAACAAAAAACTGTATGGATTTATGAAAGTCCAGATAATGGTAAAACCGTTTATCGTAGAGATGCGAATGAAAATTCAATAAACAGAACTAAAATAAAATAAAATTGATTACAGTACCTATTAGCATTGGTGAATTAATTGATAAATTATCAATATTACACGTTAAAAAAACAAAAATAACTAACATAGATAAATTAAACTATGTTAATAATGAATTTGAATTGTTATATAATTTTTCATCCGTTTTTTTAAACGATGAGGAAGTATTAAAACTATATCATGAATTAGTAGAGACTAATTCAAAACTTTGGGACATTGAGGATAATTTAAGAGTCATTGAAAGTAAAAAAAACTTTGACAATAATTTTATTGAACTATCAAGAAGTGTGTATTTTACTAATGACAAAAGATTTGAACTAAAAGATAAAATTAATACTCTTACTAACTCTGACGTTAGAGAACAAAAAGATTATGTAAATTATCAATAAAACTAAAAATAAAAAATAAATGGGTAATACAAGACCAAAAAAATCACCAGTACCAACCCCTTCAATGGAAGAGGGTCATAATAAAACAAAAAAAGAAATAATTTGTTCAATTCTAAAAAAGAAAACCAAAGAAAAATTTCTAACTCAAACGCAAAAAAGATACTACGATACTTTAACTTCAAGTGAAGTTACGATATGTTCAGGACCAGCTGGTGTAGGTAAAAGTTATATTACCATGAAAGCGGCAATTGACTTACTTTCAGACCCAACCACTCCATATGAAAAAATTATTATTGTAAGACCTGCGGTTGAGGCTGAAGAAAAATTAGGTAGTTTACCTGGTAATGTAGAAGAAAAATTAGACCCTTATATTTTCCCATCATATTATTTGTTAAATAAAATAATTGGAAAAGAAACAAGAGAAAAATTAAAAGAATTAGAAATTGTTGAAGTATTTGCTTTGGCATTTATGAGAGGTATGAATATTGATAATTCAATTTTAATTTTTGAAGAAGGTCAAAATGCAACTCCAAGTCAAATGAAACTTCTATTGACAAGGATTGGATTCAACAGTAAATTTTTTATATCGGGTGATGTAGAACAATCGGACCGATATAAAAACAAAACTCATAGTGGATTGTGGGATGCAATTGAAAAATTTAGAGATGACAAATATATTTCAACTTTTGAGTTTAAAGACAAAAATGATATTGTTAGAAACCCTTTAATTACTAAGATATTACAAAAATACGATAACGAAACGGAATGAGAATTGCAATAGAATTAAATGGAGTATTACGTGATACCTTGAAAAAAATACAACAAGAGTATGAAAAATGGTATTTAGAAAATCCATTCAAAGAAGATGAAGAAAAATCTGAATACGAAGTAATTTCTGATTTAACAACTTTGGATATTTCAAAACATCTTAAATTTAAAGATGAGGACGAACTTTACAATTTTTTATACAAAGAGCACACCATGGAGATTTTTGGCCATGCAGGTTCAGTAGAAACTTCAAGTATGATGGATTTTAATGACTTTTATTTAGACATGAGAGATAATCATGATATTACGATAGTTTCTGATGAGATAGGTAAATCAAAACCAGCCTCGTTGTTTTTTATATCAAAGTTTGGATGTCTTGTTGAATCAGTTAAATTTTATAGTGAACCAACAATTAATTCTATGTGGGACTCAATAGACATTTTACTTACGGCAAATCCTAACTTATTATTAAATCATCCGAATGGAAAAATTGTTATTAAATATGAAACATCGTATAACAAAGATATTAAAACAGAATATTCAATAACAAAATTAAAAGAATTACAAACAAAAATAAAAGAGCTATATGATTAAAGTATTAGGAGAAAACTACTATATTGACTTAGACAAGGTTGAAGAATATTTGGACATGTCTGACCAATACCCTGACGACGAGACTTCAGGTAACACAGAAACAAGGATTAACATCATAAAATTTGAAATGGTAAAAATGTTAATGGACACCGTTTTAACTGAACATGAAGAAATTGATGAGCAGTTAGGAATGAAATCAAGTTCAAACACAAGTATACCATTCAGATTAGCATTTAATAGCTTATTAAACAAAAAACTTATAAATCATTATTAATATGGACACATCGTTAAACGAAAAAGTAAAACAGTCAATTCAAAACCTTAAAGATAAGAAATCAAGAATTTATTTTCTTATTCAAGATACTAAAGGTAATGCAAAAGCATCTGTTAGATTAATTTATCAAATGGCAAAAACGCTATTGGATGCAGGATTTAATCCTATAATTCTTCACGAGAAAAAAGAATACTCAGGCGTTGTTGCTTGGCTTGATGAAGAATACATGTCAATTCCTCACAGAGCAATTGAAGGTCAAAATTTAGAAATCGCCCCTGAAGATTTTATTATTGTTCCTGAATTATTTGGGTACGTAATGGACCAAATTAAAAATTTACCTTGTGGTAAAATAGTTTTTACTCAAAACTATAATCACATTGTTGAAACTTTACAACCTGGTCAAAATTGGGCGCAATATGGTTTCTTTAAATGTTTAACGACAACAACAAAACAACAAGAGTATGTTGAAACGGTTATGAGACAATCAAGTTTTGATATTATCAAACCTTTAATTACAGATAGTTTTTACCCAAAAAATGTTCCACCAATGCCAATTATTGGGGTTCACACTAAAGACCAATCAGATACAATTAATATAATTAAAACATTCTATTTAAAATTCCCTCAATACAGATGGTTTACATTTAGAGATTTAAGAGGTCTTTCTGAAAAAGAATTTGCAAACTCATTAAGAGATTGTTTTGTTAGTGTTTGGATTGATGATGAGAGTGGTTTTGGTACCTTCCCATTAGAATCAATGGTATCGGGTGTACCTGTTATTGGTAAAGTTCCAAATATTCAACCTGAATGGATGAATGATGATAACGGAGTTTGGATTACAAATAAAAATTTAATTTGTGATTTTATTGCTGACTACATTCAAAATTGGTTAGAGGATAACATCAAAACCGAACTTTATGAGAATATGAAAACAACGGTTGAAAACTACACAAATAAACAAGAATTTGACTCTACCGTAATTTCATTATTTGAAAATTACTTAAACGTAAGAGCTGAATCATTTGAACAACAAATATCTAAAACAGAAGAATAATATGAACGACAAATTATCACTATCCATTATACTACCTATCAAATCATCTAAATCTAGAGATTTTAATGATTATTTTGAAAAGGCAATAACTTCAATAAAATCACAAACTGTTGATATTGAAGAATTAATAATTGTACATACGACTGAAGAATCATTAGTTGACCATTTAAACGGATATGATTTTGGTGACTTAAATGTTACAAAATTATTATGGGACAAAGAACCTAATTATGCAGACCAAGTTAATTTTGGTGTTAAAAACGCCAAAGGTACTTGGATTTCATTATTTGAATTTGATGATGAATATGCATCAATATGGTTTAAAAATGTTAAAAAATATATTGGTTCATTTCCTGAAACTCAAGTATTTTTACCTGTAGTTGTTGAAACAGATGAAAAAGGTTTATTTGCAGGATTTACTAATGAGGCAACATTTGCAGCAAACTTTAGTCAAGAAATGGGATTCTTAACTAATGAAACTTTACAAGATTATCAAAACTTCCAAACTGCTGGTGCGGTTATTAAAAAACAAGTTATTGAAGATTTTGGAGGATTTAAACCTTCAATCAAATTAACTTTTGTCTATGAGTTTTTGTTAAGATTAACTTACAATTCTGTGTCAATTATGACAATACCTAAACTTGGGTATAAACACACCAACATGAGAGAAGGTTCTATTTTTTGGAATTATAAATTTGGTGAAAACAAAATGTTAGAAGACGAAGTTAAGTTTTGGGTTCAGACCGCAAAAAAAGAATTTTTCTTTGTTGACGATAGAGTCATAAAATATCAATCAGACAATGGATAATGCAAGAAACTCTATCTGCAACAACAGAAGATGTTTTATCTAAAAAAAGGGGTAGGAAAACGGTAAATGTAAATTATTTTGATGTTAGAGAAGAGACCGCAGTAAGAAATTTTTTATTGGCTGAAACTTCAGAAGAGAAGAACAAAATATATAACGAATTCTTAAGAGGTCCTTTAGATAAGATGATATCATCTATTATTAGACGATACAAATTATATCGTAAAGATATGGATTTTACCGAAATCCATTGTGATACTCATTCATTTTTAATGACAAAGGTTGATAAATTTAAACCTTCAAAAGAAAAGAAAGCATATTCTTATTTTGGTACTATCTGTAAAAATTATTTAATGGGTCAAATAATAAAAGACCAAAAAGAGATTAACAGAAAGGTATCTTATGAAGATATGTCAGAAAGTATTGAAGAAAGACCCGATATGATGTATCGTATTGATGAAGACCAAGTTGATACTAGTATTATAATCACTGAATACCTTAAAGAATTAAAAGATTTTATTGAAGGTGAAAATTTGAACGATAATGAAAGAAAGTTGGGGTACGCTCTAATTGACTTATTTGATAACTACGAATCAATCTTTTCAGGGGCTGATAATAATAAATTTAATAAAAATGTCATTCTTTTGTCGTTAAGAGAAATGACAAATTTAAGTACAAAGGAAATTCGCAGCTCAATGAAAAGATTTAAAAAGTTGTATATTTTCATTCAAAGTAAAATGAAAACTGATTAAAAAGTATTTATAGATATGCCTAGACCACAACGTAAAGAAATTAATTTTAGTAAAGATTCAATATTATCTTTAATGCAAGAAATCTATAATGAACTTGTAGAACAAAGACAAACAGCAATTAGGATTCAAAATAAAATGCTTTCAATGTTAAAAGACCCTAATGACATGATGACTATTGGTCCTGTAATTGAAAAACAACAAAAGATTGTTAATGATTGCGTTGAGAAAAAAATTAGTCTATCTAAATTACAATCAAGTATTTGGGAAAAATCTAATAACAATAATAATGAATCGTTTTCTCTTGCGGATTTAGATGATGACCTTATTCAAAATTTAATTGATAAGGATGTTTCTAACGATGAGGAAACTTATAAAATGAAATAATAATGGCGGATTTAAATCAGAGTTATGACAGCGCAAAAAGTCAAATAAACTCAATCAAATCTTATAAAGACATTTCGGCAGGAGCAAAAAAATTAAAAAGTTCGGCAGGAGATTCATTTGCCCAATCTACGGCAAGTTTAAATTCATCATTAGATAATATATCAAACCAACAAAAAAGATACTTAAGGGACCAACCAACATCCTTTGACCAACTTTTGGAATTAATTAATATTACAAATGGTAGTGGATTAAGTTCTACTAATTATTTGAAAAAAAAACTTTTAGAGGTTGTTGTAAAGATAGAGCCTCAAATTCAAAAAATTATTACCGAAGAAGCATTAAAAGCTTTGGGTTGTTCACAAGAACAAACATTTAATGGATATGATAAATCAAATTTACAATTAAATCCTTTAACAACTCTTCCTGCAGGTGAAGGTATATACGTTCCAGTACAATCTTTAGATTTAGCAAATTTATTAAAAAATCCTGTAGATAGTAAATTAGGTAAAATTTCATTTGAAAAAAATGACCCAAATGTTCAATCAGGAGTTTATAAACCTTACTCAGGTCCTCTTCCATTCCCAATGAATAAAACATTAAATCTTAGAATGGAAAATTCAAATTTAAGTAGGTCGTATGAACAAGAGTTTGGTAAATATTACCAAGGAACCTCAGGTCTAGATTTATTTGATTTTGTATATAGTACAACAAACCAATATGGTGTAAACCAACCTTCTTATAGAGTCGCATTAATTGATAAACCCGCGAACACATTAACAATATCAGGAATAACTCCAGGTCAAACACTAAATAAAGTAGGTGAATTTTTAAATGATTATTACTCAACAATTAAATTAGTAGACAAAGTTGATTTTGTTGCAATACTTTTAAATATAATTTCAGGCGCAATCAGTATTAAATCAAATTTGAGTGCACAAGAAATTGAAAAGGGTACACAATTTTCATTAATTATTCAGAGAATTTTAGGTCTATGTTTTGATAGTAGAAGAGAGATTGATGTTAGTGGTGTTTCAAAAGTTGCAGAATTAGATGGTGTTGATGACACATTTTACGAATTAACTCAAGTTGATTTAAGGAATATTGAAATTAAAGTTTCAAACATTCAAAACGGTGTTGTGGAGTTTGAAGGTTGTGATAATGTTAAATTACCTGTTGATTATGAAACGTTAATTGATGAGTTAGTTAGATTAAGAGATGTTATTGACGACCAAAGTCCCGATGAACAAGTAAAAAGTATCAGTAATGTTTTAGACACTCTATATCAAAATCCTGATTGGCAAGCGTTTTTACCAACAAATTTTAATTTAGAATTGGCGGTTAATAAAGAATATGTAAAACAAATCCCATTGGCACTCGCATCTGCGGTGTTGAGTCCAAAAGTTTTATTTCCAATTCTTACTTTAATGCAAGTAGTTGAAAGTCAGGCAAAAAATACATATAATCAAGCAGTAACATCAGGGAATACTATTATACAATCAGGTAATACTACTCTTGGTGGTGTCAATAATATTATAAATAATGGAGTAGATTTTTTAAAAGTTTTTAAAAGTTTTAATATTCAAGTTGTTTCAAGAATAGGGGCAATTTTTATAAAAACTTTATATGAAATTTTAAAGAAAGATATTATAAATCTTATTAGTTCGGTAATTTCTGATATTTCAAAATCCGCAGTATTAAAAAAATATACAATAATATTAAGATTGGTTAATATACTTTTAATTGTTGCTCAATTAGTAGATGATTATAGAAAATGTAAGTCATTAATTAATGATATTTTATTATTGTTAAAAACAATATTTGGAAAACCTAATGGGTCTATACCATTACCTCTATTAGCATTATCAAAATTTTTACCAGGAACTTCACCTGAAAGGTCAACAATAAACAGTATTGAATTTTTGCAAGGGGTTGGGATTCCGACTGGTGTATTACCAGATGGTTCTCCTAATTTAATGGGGATTTATAATTTAATGACACACAAAGGTGCTGATAAAGAAAATGCCGAAAACAGTAATACTCAAGTTGCCGTTTTAACAACAACTGGAATTTATCCAGGTTATGGTAAAACCACATAATATGACAAAAGAAGAATTTAAAAAAATAGTAAATGAATTGGAAGATTTAAAAAATCTTCCGAATAGTAAGTTAATTGAAATTATGGATAACTTAACCACTGAATTTGAATTTACAAAAAATAACATAATTGGATTAACTTTATATTTGGATAAAGTTGAAGAATTTTATAATAAATCATTAGACGAATATCAATCAAGAAACAATGGAAAATAATTCAATATTTTTTCAAGCTCAAGTAATGGACAACGAGGACCCAATGATGTTGGGTAGGATTAGAGCCAAATTATTAATTGATAATTACGAAGATATTATTAAAAGTATTAATGACCCAATATGGAATGAAGAAAAAGATAAATGGACTATAAGAGACCCATTTGTATTTAATCCTTTAATACCATATTTCATGTATCAAGTTCCATTAAAAGACGAACTAACACAAGTAATTTACGTTAATAAGGATTTTAAATTTCAAAATCAATATTATATACAAAGTACTTTTTCAAGCCCGACAACAACAAAATTTGAATATTATGTAGGTGGAAATAAATTCACAGGAACTGGTACTCAATTATCGGCACCAAAACCATTAAAAAACCAAGATGGTACATTTACAGACCAATCCATTCATAAAGGAGTGTTTCCTGAACCAGGTGACAATGCTGTGTTAGGTCGTGGTAGTGCTGACTTAGTTGTTAAACAAGATGAAATATTATTAAGGGCTGGCAAATTTAGAGGGTCATCCCTTGAACCAAATGTTACTCCTGTTGGTAATTCTCAAAGAGGATTTTTACAATTATCAAGATTTGGATTAAGAAAACAAAAACAACCTGACAAAATAATAACTCAACTTAATGAACAAATTGTTCAAGTTAATTATTTGATTGAATGGGTAATAACAAACCCTGAAAATACCCAAGAAAAATTTACAGGTTCAGTTTATTTATATAGATTAAAAAATGATTTATCAACTAATTCTAAAAATTTAACGGTAGATAGTGTTGTTAAAGAAAACTTGAAATCATTAGTAGCATCTGAAAGTTTTAGTCTACTATCTAAACAAGAAGTTGCAGCATTTATTAATAATTTTATACAAACTTGTAATACATCAAATGTTACAAAATCTGGAATTCAGTTATTTTCCCAATCTGATAATAAATTTCCAATTTTTTATAGACCAAACAATTTAACTTACAACAACATAAAATCTTCGGAACCTAGTTCAGGTACAACTGAAAATTCAACCGCAGCATATAAAAACGTTAGTGAAATTTTTAATCAAGTAAAACTAAATAACGCACTAAGAGTTTCGGGTTATGGTTTAATTTATGTTCAAGGTAAGGTTGGTACGCCAACAAACACAACAAGAACTGTAGTACCTCAATCTTCATATTTTGCAGACCCAACAACTTATGGTGCATTGGCAAGTGATTATTTATTCTTATTGTCACATAACTCGTCAATACCAGGAAAAGGTAAGATTAATTTTGACAATACTTTATATGGTATTTCTTTAGACCAATTTGTTGATGAAATAACACCAAAAACATCAAGTTTAGTTAGAGGTGAAGAACTTTTAGAATTAATTAATATAATTGTTAGGTTCTTAACAACTCACACTCACGCATATCCTGGACTACCTCCAGTCCCTGTAACTCAAGACGGTTCAAACGTTTCAGATATGTTAACAGAAATGCAAAACGCATATACAAAAATTCTTAATGGCAATATCCGACTTAATTGATATTTATAAATAAAAATTAATGTCAATTTTAAGGTCATACGTAGATAAGAACAATACCATTCAATCAAATTCATACGTCAATACTGGTAGAAACCCCATTATTGAGTTGAATTTTGGTTCGTCTGATTTCATTGTTCCAAATTATGGTTACAGTAGGTTACTGTTTAACTTAGATTTAGGTCTATTACAAGAAAATATTGTATCAGGTGTAATATCAACAGGATGTACTACAGGTATGACTCACTTTCTTAGTATGACAAATACGTCATCATTTGATAATGAGTTATTAAATACATTCATGTCAAATGAAAGAAGAAGAGCAACTTCATTTGATTTAATTTTATTTAGAATTCCAAAAACATCAGGAACAACAGGAAACCCACAATATTGGGATGAGGGTGTTGGTTTTGACTATACAGATTCTAATATAAATCAAAACAGCCCTTATGGAGGTTCAACACCTATTACATACGTAGATAGTCGTGCGTATTCAACAAGACCATCAAATTGGTATCAAACAACAACAATAAGTGGTTGGTCTCAATCAGGTGTTTATAATAACAAAAATGAAGGTACCGTTAATTTCTCAGGTTTAACTATTGTTGCAAGACAACATTTTGAACTTGGTAATGAGAATATTAATATGGATATGACCAACGAAATAAATGGTATATTAAACGGTACTATAACTGGTGTTACAGGTTGGGGGGTTGCATATCTACCACAAATTGAAAACATTACAGGTTTAACTGACAGTTATAGCGTTGCGTTCTTCTCAAGACACACACAAACATTTTATCAGCCATTCCTTCAAACAACTTATAACGATTTAGTTAAGGACAATAGAAACTTATTCTTAAAAAGCCAAGAAAATAAATTGTATCTATATGTTTATCAAAATGGTGATTACGTTAATTTAGATTCAGACCCTGTTGTTAGAATTGAAGACAGAAATGGTGATGCAGTTGCAGGTATGGCAACTTTATCAACTTGTTTAAGAACACGAGGAATATATGAAGTTATAGTACCTAATGGATTTTCAGGTTCACCAACACCATGTCAATATTACGATATATGGTCAGGTTTAACAATTAATGGACAACCATTACCAAATGTTACAAATCAATTTACATTACAACAATATAGTGCTGGTATTCATATTGGCTCAACGTCAAAAGAACCTGACATTTATGGATTTGATTTTTATGGTATATTACAAGATGAAAAAATATTAAATTCTGATATTAGAAAAGTTGGTGTCACAATTAAAAAGGCATACACTGGTCAAGTTTTATTACAAGATATTTCGGCATTTTATAGAGTATATGTTAGAGAAGGAACAACTGAAGTATTAGTTCAAGATTGGACTCCAATCAATAGAACACCAAATGAGTATTATTTTATATTTGATATGAGAGATAAAATACCTAATCAATATTATGTTGATATTCAAGTGAATACTTCAGGAGAGAAAGATACTTATAAGAGACAATTAACATTTAATATAATTAATAAAAAACAAAATTATCCTACACTATAATGAAAACAGTTAAATTAACAGAATCAGATTTAAACCGAATAGTTAAAAAAGTTCTTACAGAACAAGAAGTTGAAAACGCGAACTATATGTTCTTTTCTAATTTAAAACAAATGAAAAGACAAATTGAAATGATGATGGAAATGGACCCAAACATGATTGACGATATTATTCAAAACGGACATGATTGGGCTGATGACCATATATCTGGAGCAAAAACCAATATAGACCAAGTATTTGATTTCTTAAAAAATGAAATGGATAAGGAATCACAATATGTGGATTATGAAGAAATGAATGAAGGTAGGAAAAAAACAGGAACTCCACTTTGTTCAAGAGGTAAATCTGCGGCTAAATCAAAATTTAAAGTTTATCCTTCAGCATACGCAAATGGTTATGCAGTTCAAGTATGTAAAGGTGATATCAAAGGTTTAGATGGTAAAAAACATTGTTCAGGAGCGTACTGTTAATTTTCTAAAAACATTTTTTTATTTAAAAATTTTGATTATCTTTGTTGGTATATATCATACCCACAACAATGAATTCACATTTACACAAATTTAAACGACTAATTCAGAAATGGTACATTTCAATAGTTAGATTGTCTACCCCTCCAATGGAGAAATCTGAATACGAAAGAGATTGTATTGCGATTTGTAAAAAACTAATCTCTAAAGAAGATACGGTACTTTTATTAACACCAATTTCAAACAAACGTTACATTAGAAATGAGGAATTACAAATATTTGTAATTCTTGAAGGTCATAATGTGAAAGTAATTAACCATGTATATTCTTATACTGTGTTTTTAGAGCAAAAACCATGGGAAAATATTGTTGTTGCGTTTGACAATGAAGTAGAAAAACGTAGAGAAGAGTTTGAAAAAGAAATTATGTCAAACATTAAACATTCCCTTCAAAATATATTACAAAATATACAATGAAAAAGAATAATTCATTTAAGACAACATTTTATTTGGGCTTAGCTGTTCTTACAGTCATAACTTCCACTTTAATATTAATTGGTTATAATATTTTTAAAGCCGTTACTCCAAATTTTAAAAAAGATAAACTTGAAATTTATATGGATACGTTTCAACCTGAAAAAGAAGTTATACATGACACCGTTTATGTTGATAAACCTCATGTAAAATCTAACGATACTCCTAAAAGTTTTATTTCAGTTAAACCAAAATCAATACCTGAAGTTTCTAAAAAACAAGATACTTCAGTGATTATAGATACAATTAAATAGATTTTTTATACTCGTTAAGGATTGCAGAAATTGTAGTTCTTAACGATTCATTTTTTGGTTCATAGTGAACCATTTTAGGTGAGTTACCTGTTCCTGATTTTGAATGTGTTTTTTCGGCATTTCTTTTTTGTTGACAAGCACTTCTTTTTTCTGAATCACTCATTTTAGATGCAACGCCAACGGCACGACACTTAGGATAACCTTTGTCTGACGCTTCAGGTCTACCACATGGTGGATGTTTACCATCTTCTTTACGACATATATTAACCCAAGGACCTTTTGGTTGTTTACTTCCTTTTGGTTTTTTCTTGGTACCAAACCAAACCGCCAAATCTTCTTTTAATGGTCCAACGGCTTGTTGAATTAATTTTTCAGGAGGTTCAACATCTGCAACATTACTACCCTCGTCATCATTTTGACCTGTGTAAAAACTTTTTAAATATGTGTCAACTTTTGATAACTTTTCAGTTTTATTTTCAATTTTTTTTCTTTCTTCTGGAGTTTCTTTAAAATCGCCATCAGCTTCTTCATACGCAAGTTCCGCGTTTGTATAATTATAAACAGGAGTGTTGAACGGTGCCAATTGGTCTGGTTTCCAATCTTGAGGCGCAAGAACTATTGGGACTTTAAAATGTCCTGCACTTCCTGAACCTGTTGCTTCACTTATTCTATTTTTTTTCATATACTTATACTATAAATATACAGATAACACATTATGGAACAACAAAAACAACCAATATTATTTCTATTTGAAGAAGTTGCAGTATACAAACCTGAAGACATTGATAATTTGATTGATACTTTAACTGAAGAACAGGCAAAATTTATGTTAATAAGGGCGGTTCAAATGGCATATAAGAATGGATTATATTCTTTGACCGAATCTGAGATTGTTTCTAAATCACTTAGATTTTTAAAATAAAAAAAGGAGTCTCACGGGACTCCTTTTTATTTATAACTTATTTCCGCAAGACGGACAAAATTTATATTTTGATTTTGTCTTGATACCACACTCTGTACAATAATGTTTAATATCATCTGTTGTTTTATTTTTGGTACCTAATGGTAATATCTTTAAACTAATTTGATGAGATACATTGTATTCAAAATTATTGTATGAGTTGGTGAATTGTTGTTTTGATTTTTGACCCTTTTCAACCCTACCTGTTTCAATAGTGTTACTGACAGATGAAGTGTTAGAATAATACGCCATTGGAGCGGAATTTGATGTTGTAAATGTCATATCACCATAATACGGTGAACCTGTATGGATAGTGGTATTTGCGTTACCACCTAATCTTAATGTTAAACCATAATTTGGTTGATAAGTTTGTTCGTTATAGAACTCAATTCTAACATCCCCATTTAAATCAATTGCCGTCCTGTTTGCCGACGTATCTTTTACTTCGTAGGTACTGAACTCAAACTTGTTGTTAGTGTCAAGGAAACGTTCTAAAAACACTCTCTGACCTGGTCTAATAACAACGCCACTTGTGGAGATGTATTCGCCATTTATTTTTATTTTACAGAGAACTGATTTTTGTGTTGGATTATGAATTTCAAATTCAAAATTGTCTTTGTCGTTAAGAAATACGACATGACCATTGTAGATTTTAAGACGCGACTTTTTCTTTGTGATGTGCGCAGTCGGTTTGCTCACTCTAGTTGTTGTGTAATACATTTTCTTTAATTTTATAATAGTTAATGACTATGTTACCAATACCTTCGTGTCCGTGAATACTCAACAGCTTGTTAGGGCTGGGGACTGATAAACTAAAATCTAAAAATAAATATAAACAATTTGGATTTTCTGTAAATAAAAAAAGGAGACAATTTCTTGTCTCCTTTTTGGTATCTAAATAAGATATTGATTATCTCAATTCTCTTAAGTCAAAAGTTCTAACACCATCAACTGTGATACGTCCGTAGAATCTGTTATTCACCATTTTCTTAGCGTATCTAGTCATGATACCTTTGATTGGTGTAAAGTTGAACGGATTGTACATAGTTGGAGTTAATTGTAGAGGTACGTACGGTGCGTAGATGTAACCTGTGTCTAACAATGATGTTCCTTTGTGTCCCATTAACACTTGGTTTGGTGGGAAGTAAGGGTCACGGTAAACTTGGTAACGACCTGCTAATGTACCAACTCTTTCAATACCCATGTTGTATTGGTCTTGCTCAGGAGCCGCATTTGATACGTGGAAATATTCCAAGTCATCAAAAATAGCACTGATTTCAGAAGAAACAACAATCCAGTTAGCTCCACCTCTTAATGTAGATTTGTGGATTTGTGCTGAAATTTGGTTGATTGCTGTGATTAAAGTTTGGTTCCAATCTTTTTGAGTATAAGGAACTGCACTTGAACCCAGACGCTTCCAACCATTGTAATCCCATCTTAAGTTCCAAGCCGCACCTTTACGTAAATCTCTTAAGATTTCACGGTCAATTTCAGCCGCAACTTGCTCAGATAATAAAGCTGTTAATTCAGCCTCAGCATCAATGTTGTGGAATGCTGCAACGTCTTGTGCCATTTCTGGAGACCATTGAGCTCTTAATTTTCTTTCAGTTACAGAAACTGTTACTGACATAAGGTCAAACGATACCTCACCGATTCTATCTTCAAACTCTAAGTTTTTGTAGATTCTATAAGTTGCTGTAAACGCGTTATCAGCAGCAGTAGAAGAAGAGAATGTTGAACCTGTGTAACCGTCCATTGAACCACCACAAGTGATACAAACTGGTACTTGTAAATCAACCTCTAAGTAGATTTTACCTTGAGCATCACATAAGTTGTCATATTGACCACCATCAGTTTTACTGTTAGGGAATACTAATGTAGCGTTGTTGTTACCGTATTGTACGATACCTTTACCATATCTTTGAGTTACAACTCTAAATAAGTAAGGGTTAGTTGCGTTTGCTGCAGTATAAACGTTTCCTGCAACACCATAGATAGTTAAATCAGATAAGAACGCTTCGTTATCCATTGGTTGACCATCAGGACCGATTAATTTACCTGCTCCATCAGATGCGAAACCTGACATAACAACTAATACTTTTCTGTAATTGTCTACACTATATGCAGATGCTACTAATTGGTCTGCTAACCATGATACAGTACCAACTGGTGCTGTGATAGCAGAATATTGTCCTTTAGAATAGTCAAATAAACCTGGTGGGTCTAATGCTGGTTCGTTACCTTCGTAGAATCTATCATAAAGGTCTTTAGTGTTGTTGTAGTCATAACCACTGTTTGGTGTTTGACTGTTCGCTGCATTTGGTGAACCGTATGGAGGGTAATGTACTCCTGTAGTTGCGTCCGAAAGTAACGGGTCATATGACTGAATGTTAGGTACGAAGTAGAATAATTTACCAATTGGTAAGTTCATAGCTTGTACTGAAACGATGTCATTTGCTAATAATTTAGAGAATACACGTCTAACAATTGGGAAAACCACTGTTTCAAATGCACCTGTATCAGATGTAGATGATGCTTCATTGATTAAGAATGATGCTTGGTTTTCGTATAATTGTGCTACGTTTTCTCTCATGTGACCTTTAAGACCTTCTAAAAAGCCTAATTTGTCCCATTTGTTGATTGTATCTTCTTTGATAACTTTAAGGTGTTTTAACCCAATGTTACCAACAAGACCTGATTCTAATAATGCTCCCATTTTAGTATTTGTTTTTGTTTTTAGTTTATTTTAATTTTTTGTTACCCTAATTTACCCATTAAATCTTTCATTCTTAAGAACTGAGGATTTTCATAAGTTTTTGATTCAATTAGAGTAGTTGATGAACCTGTAGTTACACTTTTATTTAATTTTGCTCCCACTGATTCATTAATTGATTTTGTTTCTACCTTAGATAATTCGTCTTTGATTGACTTATAAAGATTTTTAGATTCTTTTAAAGTTTCAACATCGTCAAATCTTCTTAGGATGTTTATTTTTTCTTTTTTAGTAGTTGAGTGTTCTGTAAACAATCTTGTAGCATAAGCTAAGTTTGAATTGAAGATAGCAACTTCATTAAGTTTTTCTCTGAAAACATTTAATGCTTTTCTATACTCTTCATTCTTTTCTCTCAACATTCTAACTTCTTCTTGTGTAGATTCAACTTTAACACCACTTTTACCATAAACATAGTTTCTGTTATTAGTGATACCTTTTCTTAAACCTCTACCTTCTTTGGAACCCATGCCGTATGTTCTAGCAGCTTCTTTGGTTTCTTCTTTTTCAAACGCCTTTTCTCCTTTAGAATTTGTCATACCTTTTTTAGTAGTGTAATCTTCTTTACCTTTCATGGTTTTAGATTTATCACCTTTATTCATTCCGTAATCGCCTTCCTTAGTTTCAGTTTTAACAACTTTAGACTTACCTTCCATGTTAGCACCTTTTTTGTAATCAAATTTTGCTTTACCAGTACCAACAGATTTAGGACCTTGTTTCATGTCTTCTTTAAATCCACCTGTTGTTTTCTTGTAATCAAATTTAGGTTTACCCATACCAACACCTTTAGCTTTAATTGTGTTTTTAGATTCCATCATGTTGTCATCTTCCATGTCATCTTCCATGTCGTCATCTTCCATGTCGTCTTCCTCAATCATGTCAGAATCATCTTCCATCATTTCGTCGTCTTCTGTCATTTCAGAATCATCATCTAATGTGATTTCGTAAACAACTTCTTCGTCATCAGACATATCTTTAGAATCAACGTCTGACATATCTCCACTAAAAATAGCATCAATAACATCATCAACTGACTCATCAAACTCACCACCATCATCCGTCATGTCCGAATCATAATCCATCATATCAGAATCATCTTCCATCATTTCGTCTTCAGATTCACCCAGCTTAACAAGATATTCTACATCAGCATCATCGTCAGTTAAATGAACATTCTCACCGTCTTTTTTAACAATGATTCCGTCATCTTCACCCATCGCTTTGAATACCTTCAAAATTTCTTCGTCAGAAGCGTCAGTTAAATCAATTGGAGTTTCGTCTGAATCCATATCAAAGTCCATTTCCATATCTTCAGATTCATCATCTGAGTCCACATCCATGTCCATGTCTACTTCATCATTATCAGCGGACATATCCATGTCAGCATCTAATTCAACCTCATCTTCGTCAGCTTGTTCGGAAAGAGATTCTTTTACTAGTTGATTGATTTCTTCCTTCATAGTAGAAGCAAGTATTCCTTTTGCGTTTTCGGCTATAGCTTCTTCAACTTGTTTCATTTGAATAAGAGCCTCTTGAACTAATTTGTTTTCTTTCATATAGAAAATCTATTTATTTTAACTAATAAATATTACCAAAAACCAAAAAATATCGTTTTTGAATTATATATCTTTTATTTTTTAATGTTTTATGATTATTAATCTTGTGGAAATACAATATTATATCAACATATAAATATGTACGAGCAAAAAAAAAGTGGTCAAAACTGACCACTTTAGATAAATTGATTTAAAATCAATTATTCAATAACTTCATCTATTTTACTTTCAGATACTGAAGTAATTCTCCAATCATGAGTAAACCCTTCGTATTTTGTTGTTACTTTTGCTTCTACATCTGTAACAGAATAACCTTTTACAAGTTTTTCTTCTCTGATTTTTTTAATTTTACCAGTGTTTTCATCAGGTAAATCGTACTGAACTTTTGCGACAAAAAATTTTTCTTCCATAATTATTTTTATTTTCCCAAATAATCGGTTAATTTTCTCATTAAGTCAACTCCTTTGGATTGGAATTCTGAATTTTCTGGTGTTTTGTGCCTTTTTTCTTCTTCTAAATTTTCTTCGTACTTATTTCTATCTTCAGGGTTAGTGAATAAATAAGCCCCTGGTGTTGATGGTGAAGATACCAAGTCAAAACAAATTAATTCAAAATCGTCTTGTACTTCATTTCTTTCTCCAACCTTTTTTAAAGAACCTACTCCTCTTGAAGATACTCCCATTGTAACACCTTGTCTCATTAAGTTTGCCGCTTGGTCACCTTTAGTTGATACAATACCTCTTTCGTGGAATCCTGGTGATGTTAACAATTTAAGTTTACCCATTAATATATTTCCATCCCACCATATATCAGTAATGATATGTGCCACTCTGTCTAAGTCTATTAAAGATGATTCAGGGTGGTTAAGTTCTGAAGTTGATAAACCCTTGGCAATTGCCTTCTTATAGTTCTCAGCCTCTCTTTTTAATATTCTTTCAGGATAAAATCTTCCGTTTCTATTTGGAGTGTCATACTTTTGTAATACAGCATAAAACTCAAATGGGTTTCTATAATCTAAGTTAGCCGCTTCCTTTAACATTTCGGAATTACGAATGTCTTTTGGGGAAACCCAACCCGCATCCGTCTCAATCAATATACCATGACCGACTTCACTTGCTTCTAAAATTCTTAATTGTTTCATTAATAGTTTTTAAGATAAATATATCAAAGGAGTTATTTATTGACTTTATTTAGTTTTTGATATTGAAAAATCAAAGTACTTGTTTTCAATAACGTTATCCCTTACTATACTTCTTACTATTTTTTTAACTGATTCTTTTAATTCAATTGATTTAAAATCAAATTCTTGGTTAGTATATAAATTAACTTCTAAATTAAAAAATGATTTTTTTCCATGTGATATTCCGCTAGTTCTAAGGTCTAAATCAACAATAGTGTTTTCCTTAAAAAGATTTATATCTATTGAATTAAACACCGAATGTTTTATTTCTCGGTTTAAATTACATACGACCCGATTCCAATTATCGTGGTCAAATTTTGGGGAAACCCATGATTGAATGTTTATATATAATGATTTTAAATTTTTAGAATCTACCGTACCATATACCGATTTTATCGGACTGAATAGATTTAACTTTACACTTTTTCCTTTTTTCATTAAATTTCATTGATGTCAATGTTTATTTGTTTGTTAAAAAATAACACAAATTATACCCATTGTCAAAAATTTTTAAAAAAATTGTGATATTTGTAATAATATGCTAATAGTAGAAGTAAAAAAAGACGGAATTGAAAAAGCCCTGAAAACTTTAAAATCTAAAGTTATCAAGACTAAGCAAAATCAAATTTTATTTGATAGAAAAGAATTCGTTAAAAAATCTGTTGTAAGACGAGCTCAGATATTAAAAGCCTCGTATGTTGAAAAAAAGAAAAATTCTTTAGATTGATTCCTCTAAGTTTTTTAACTTAAGAAAATTCAATTGGTCAAATTTTTCAGTTTTTAATCTGTCTATAGTTTCAGACAATTTTGTCTTTAACTCAAATTCCTCTTCTTTTTCTAAGATGACGTTAAGTTTACTGATTGCGCTTTCACGAATAGTTTCAAACTTGTCCTCAAGAGATTTTGAATCTTCAGAAATTAATTGAAGAAATTCTTTTTTAGATGATTCATCAAGATTTTCAACATATTTGTTTAAAGTTTGGTTTGCAATACTAACCATTGATTTCAATGGAATATTGATAGATTCTTTAACAACATTATTTGTTGAAGTTAACACACTTGTAATATTTTTTTTGGAATTAACCCTCTCTAACAAATTTAATTTATTTGTATAAACAAGGGCATCAATATCAGAATATCTATTCTGAACATTCTCAGATAAACTTCTTGGTAGTTTAATACTTGGCAGTAATTTTTGAATTAAATGAATCCCCTCTTCTAAAAAATCTTTAGCGTCAGACTCGTTTAGTCCTTGAGGAGTACTCAATTGGTCGTACAAAGAATACAATTTAGACATAGTTTTGTTGTTCAAAACATTGTGTTTGAATTCTTTTAGAGATTTCTTAAATTCTTTTTCATCTTTGTAAGATTCAAGAAGATTGTTTTCTATTATGGATTTGATTTTTCCGAAAGTCATTATAGTGTGTTTTCAATATAAATATTAGGAGTTTAGTAACTTATCCAATTCTTTTGAAATTTCTCCTAAAGAATCTTGTCCTTGACCTAAATCTAAAAATGTTGACCCTTCTAATAAATTACTTTCTATCAACAAATTCATATTTTTCATTCTTGATTCTGGTGTAACGGCAGCTTCTCCACCTTCAGGTGCTCCACCTTCTGCTGGCGGTGGTGGTAAGCTTTCTTCACCTCCTCCTGCTGGCGGTGGTGCTGTTTCAAAACTACCTCCACCTCCAAGTGTTTCTTCACCACCAGTAGATGCCGCAGCATTAGCGGTTGCTCCTGATGGATTACCGTATAATTTGTCAATATTATCAAATAAACCTGTTTTAGTAATAACTGTAGGTGTTGCTTTAAGTTCCTCACCAACAGCTCTTTCAATTCTTTGTTGTTGTAAATCCAATCTAATTTCTTCGTCAGACCAATTGAAAATGTGTTTTTTAGCCCAAGTAGAAGATGTTGGTTGAATACCATTTCCTGGGTCCGCAACTAAATCTTTATACAATAAAACTTTTTCTTTCCAAACGTCAATTTTTAATAAATCTGCTTGTGTAGATGGATTAGATAAACCTAATGTAAAGTTTTGTAATTCATCCTCAAACCCTAATAAGAATAAATGAACGATTGCAATTTTATTTAACTCAGCAATCATACTTTTTTGAATTCTGTTGATTGTACGAGCAAAACGGATATCTTGTAATGATAAGTTTTTACCATCGCCAACAACTTCCTCAAATCCTAAGAATGCCTTAGGAACACGAAGTGCTGTTAATAATTTCTTTTGAATGTATTCAATATCGGCAATCTCTGATAAGTTTGTTGCTCCAGGTAATGTTGTAATTGGGTCTGGTGCCGCAGGGTCACGAACAGGAATAAAGTAATCTTGGTCAACCGCCATTTGGTTGAATCTCATATCCACATTACCTGTTTTAGAATCCACAATTTGTTCTCTTTTGAACTTGTTGGCAACACGGTTTACATATGCTTCAACGTCATCATCATTCATGTTACCCACAAATACTTTAAACATTCTTCTTTCAGGTGCTCTTGATGTACGATAGATTAACATCGCATCTTCAGACAATAATAATTGTTTCCAAATACGTCTTGCCTTTTCCAACATAGAGGTACCATAAGGAAGTTTTCTGTCATCACCTAATAATCTAAAGTGAGCAATCTCCCATGATTGGAATTCCATGTTTCTGTTTTTCCAAGTAAAGTGAAGAGCCTTTTTATTCTCATCTTTTTCTTGTGTAATATCAACAGTAATTTTGGCAGTAACACCAACCTCATGACGTTCAATTTCAATTGTTGGTAATTGTTGGCAACCAACAATCCCTTTTTCAGGGTCTAATTTAAGGTAAACAAAGTTATCACCATACTTACAAGTGTTTCTTGTCCACATTGGTAAGTTGGTGTTAATGTCTAAGTTGTTATTAAATAAATCAGCTAATACTGACTTAATACGTTTTGATTCTGAGTAAATTTGAAGAATAAAACCATCTTCGTTTGTTGTTGTAGATTCTTCAGAGTAAATGTCTAATGCCGCTGAAATCTCAGGAGTATACTCCATTGATTCATAGTCATATTGAGCAGATAATCTTGATGGTTCATAATAAATCGCTTGAGAGTATAAATTGTTTTCAACTTTAGCCCATTGATTTGTTAAATAAAATGTTTGTTGTGCTTGAAGTTTTTCTCTTTCGTAATCATCACGATTTGGGGTACGCAAAAGTTCTTTTTTATCAAACTTAAAAGTCGGATAATCTTGCTTTAATAAAGAGTTTGGTCCAAATGTTTTGGACAACCTCTGCCATACCGTTAAATTATTATCACTCATAGTTTAAATTTACTAATTACCTTGATAATATAAATAGTTAATGCGAACCAAATAACCACCCATATTTTTGGTAATCAGCCTTGGTGGCTTCACCTTGATTATTCATACCATTACCTCTACCCATTTGTGGAACCATAGGATTAAAGAAGTCTGAAGAGTTTTTATTTTCATTAATATTTGTTGACCATGAATTAATCATTGCTTTTGTATGATTGGTAACTTTTTCTAATGATTGAAATGATTTTTCTGCAACATACAAAGCCATTGATACTCCCATAATACAGTCATCATGATGGCCTTTTTGGTGGTCAGGTCTTCCGTTAATATAAATAAATGTATTCATTTCATTGTATAATCTACTTGAGTATACTTTAAATCCATGTCTAACATTTTCCTCAAACGCCGATATAATTTGAACCCTTTTTGAGTTAAAATTAATACCTGGTATTCTGTCATTAATTTTTGGGTCCCATTTCCATTTATTAGTTGTATCAACATTATCAACATATAATCCACCTTGATATGATAATTCTTGTAATTTTCTTGATGTAGAAATACCCATACCTCCTGTAATATCAATTACACAGTAAGCATTATACATTGTTCCCCATTTATAAGCAATTTCCGCTACAACATCTGGTGGAACTTTGGCAACATACTCTAACACCTGTTCTCTTTCATCAAAATCAATGATTTGTATACACGAGAAGTCTTCAGAGTCACCCCTTGATACATCAACACCCATTACATACTTATGTCCGTTTACAGGTTCTTTAAATATCCATAGTGAACCTCCCATAAGTTTAGCTTGAGCATCACGTAGCGTATTTTTGGAAATACCTTGCATTAATTCAGATTCAAACACATTATCACCTGAACCTAAAAAATCACATTCTAATTCCTGAGCAACTTTTCTTCGGTCAAACTTTAATTTTTTAACCATACTTTCAAACCAAGCAGAACATGGTTTATACCCTTGTTCAATATAGTCGGTTACAACAGTGTGGTCTCTTTCATATGGATTTTCCATTGACAAATTAATGATATCTTTATCACTGTATTCTTCTCTATTTAATAGAAAGTGTACTAAATCATTAGTTTTAACCATATACAAATCTTTTGTATATCTTGGGTCACGATACCAAAACATCTCAGATATTTTGAAATCATTCATATTTCTTAATGATTGGTCGTAAATTTCATAATAAATTTG